GTACCGGTTCAACAATTTCGATGCTGGCCTTAATGGCCATTTGCATCGCGTATCGCATGTAAAGTTCCCATACGAGATTTTTAGACGTTGTATTGATGCAGAGTAACTGCCTGGCAACTTCATCATTACTAAGACCAGCAGCGATGTCTTTAATGGTGGTTTCATTCAAAAAACCCAAAGCAATGCCATTGACTGAATTTAAGATCGGTACCGGGTATTTATAGTTTTCAATATCTACCGCATCAGCGCTCAGGTAGCCCTCACGAATCAGCTTTTTAATTTCCTGTATTGCCCTGACGCCGCGCATGCAACCCAGCGCAAAATAAGTGCCGGTATCCATCATTTCAGTTAAGGTATCAGCGCCTTTGTAGACACCCGTGGTACGAATTTGAGCTGAGTTTTTACTGTCTTTTGCAGCGCCCAGGCGGCGAGCAGATCCCATCATTAAAAGAAATCGGCCATAAAGCCGGTCCTTTGGCATATCGTCCACTTCTTCAAGTGAGGCCACCGTCATATCGCCACCATCCACCTGAGCCATAATGCCGTATGCCTGGGCTTTGCTCTTATTGGCAAACTCATAACGGGTATCACTCATCTGCTTACGGCCAGACTTATGCGAGATATAAGCCGTCAGGACCTCAGAGCGTCTGATCGCATCCAGATGATAATTAAGATTAGTAATCGACTGGGCCTCACGAGGCGCCACAATACCCAGCTCCTGATCAGCATTCTTTGCATTGTGCTCAAGTAAGTACATTTCCTTAACGGCCGTCTTACCACCACGACGCGTTGAAAAATCAATCGTGTTCGGGTGCTGGTCCATTTCTTCCATCTTCAAAACCTGAACCGCATCCAGCTCAACGTTATGAATATGTTTGTGCCAGAGCGCGTGATCATCCTTGTAACGCATTATTTCACGCTCAGCCACATTGGCCATGTCGATACGCCTGGTTTGTGAGATCCGACTAGTCAAGTTTTTCAACCGTCCCATCAAGCGCGGGTTTTTCTTCAGGCCTTAATAATTTAAGCAGTTCAGCTGTGTTCTTTTTCTGCTCGAGCATAAAATCTATCTGAGTTTCTTGCTTGTCAGACTCATGATCAAGAAAACCTTTCATGGTCTCAGCCTCATCACGAGACTTGGCCGTTAGATTCATGTCTTCCAGAGACATAGAATTCTTAATCACAAATTCCATATAACGCTTAAGCAATGGATGCTCTTTTAAATCATAAATTTGCTGAATATCACCGGTATCAGGGTCGGTATATTTCACAAAATGAATACCACCATCCTTATCGCCATGATAAGCAGGCGTCATTTGTCGCGGACCACCGTCCTCAACCATCTGCAGCAACATTTGCTGACCAAGCGCAAACAGACCGGCCTGAGAATCAGCCATCATGCCTTTAATCAATCCAGGGTCACCCGATTCAACAGCCGCATGACAACGTAAAAATATCTCTGTCTGCTTAATACAAACACGCTGAGGCACACAGTCTTCACGCGCTTTATGCTCGCAATCATTACACTGAGGGTATTTGCCAGGCTTGGCAGGAAAAAAAGTAGCCACACGAGCATTAAGCCCATGCTTCATCGCATTAAATCGGGTGCGCTTAGACTCCTCAGGCGTCGGGTGACCTTCAAGATTCTTCGCGCTAGTCTCAAGCCCCTGCACAGTCTTAGGCCCGGTTGCATTGGCATTAGCTTTTAAAAGGTTACGCTCCCAGTAAATCTGATCAGCCTCAACACCACAAGCATCGCAGCTCGCATAATATAACCAGGGGTGATACTCATGCTCAGGTGCATCAACCACCCGATCAGGCTCGCAACACTGCGCATTCCCGCAAGAAGAGCATTTAAAATTAACCATCAAAGACGGATCTGTACGAACTTTTCCCATATTGGCAGAATATAAAAAAAACAGCGACAAAATGAGGGGCTATCAGCCTTACATACTAATATGAATAACCTTGGTGCTCAGTAAGTCCAGCTCGGGGAGCCAAATTTCTTGACTAAGCACCGGTTTCTGAATTGCAGAAACTAGGTTCTTAGGCTTATATTCAAGCCTTAAGCACTCATTGCTAACGTTTACATCAACAACAAATAGCTTGATAAACTCCCTTACTCGCTGCGTATCGTCTGATCTAAGCAGGCTGTCTGATAAGATTTGTCTCATATCACTAAAATCAATCTGATTCGGCTTTGATGTACTTGTCGATAAAGCGGTAAGTGTCTCTATTTTTCTATTTATCTTTTTTTCTTTTTCTTTTAGCTCTCGTAATCTCGGGGCTAGATCACCCAGATCTAAATATTCCTTATCTGTTGTTTCCAATAATTCATACATTCTCAATAATCGTTTTTTTACATCTTTAAGTTCAACACTCAGACCTGAAATATGATTATCATTGTCAGACTTCCAGTCTAGTAAGCACTCATTTATTTCATCAACTAGCTGCGAAATATTAACGTCATTCAAAACATCAACAGCGATTGCATCCAGTAATTTCTGATCAATTTTATCGGCATTATATGATTTTACTTTGTGCAGTTTTTCAGGGTTGAGCTGGCTGCACTTGTAATAAGGATAGCTTTTTGAGCGGCCGGTTGAATGACTAAGATGCAGAGGAGATCCGCACTCTTCACAAGTCAATAAACCAGCAAATACTTGCTTTGTGTGAGCGACAGGCTTTCTGTCTTGTTCGCTTTTAGAAATGTTATCCCTGTCTAGTTTTGTTTGAACATTTTCCCAAAGCCTCTGAGTTATGATCGATTCATGAGATGGCACGATAATCCACTGATCACGGGGAAGTATTTTGCCGCTACCACGACTTGTTTTACCAAAAACTTTATTACCTATGTAAGATTCATTTCTTAATATCGAAATAATAGTGCTTTTAGCCCACCGCTTCCCACGATTAGTAATACCAGAATCATTAAGCTCTTTGCTTATAGCTCGGCAACCGGAACCTTTTGATGACTTTAATTCAAATATTTTCTGAATAATCCATGACTCACCAGGATTAATTACAAGTCTTTTCTTTTTAGGGTTTTCATCATCCGGCACCAATTGGTAACCAAATGGCGCCACACCGCCATTCCAGTAACCTTGCTGGGCATTCTTCACCATAGAACGCCTGGTATCACGAGAAGTCTGTATTGATTTATGCTCATCCATTAGCTCAAGAAAACCGTCCATCAAACGACCGGCGTCAGTATCACGATCAACGCTCATTGTTAAATAATGAATCGAAGTACCGTTATCGTCTAATTGTTTTTTGAAAATGGCAGCATCTAATCGATTTCTTGAAAGACGGCTTGATGACCAGCAAATAAAATTTGAGACATTATAAATTTCACAATATTCTATTGCGGCCAAAAAGCCATCACGACGATTGACACTGGATCCAGATATACCTTCGTCTGTGAATACCTTTACAACTTCCCATCCCTCAGAGGCTGCTTTCTCTTTCCCCTTCTCTATTTGAGCGGGAATCGATAAGTTATTTTCCACCTGTTTACGGTCTGAAACTCGGGCATATATAACAGCTGTATTAGTACTCATTTATCAATATTACTGTTTTTAATTATTCTTTCTATGTGTCTGACAGACACTCGTTCACGCATATCTTTTAGTAAAATTTTATGAATAAGGTGAGGTTTTTTACCTTTATTTGATAAATCTATAATGATTTTTTCACGGCAAAAACGCATAAATTTACTGTATTGAGGGACATGAATGCGGCGACGTTTTCTTTCTCGCGATGAAGCATAAACATTCGGCTCATCGAGTATCATCCACATCGTCATAAAGTGATCAAATCCGACCAAATCAGCTATTTTTAACCAATGATCAGCAAGACCGAGTTCATGCAACATGTTCAGCCGTGGATCACCTGGCGGCGCGATTTTTTTCAAAAGAGCAAGATCAGAATCACTGCAGGTATCTAGGTACCCTCCCCCCTCTGTGGGTGCATCCAGATCCTTATGCCGAGCCCCCACCCCTTTCACCAGATCGACATCACCTGTTATTCCAGACCTTGAGCTGCGTGTTTGTGTCTTATCGTCCATCGTAACCTCTTGTATTTGCTACACCCCAGATCCAACGAGCTGCGCCTTCTGTACAGAACACGCAACTGGAGCCCAACTGTTTTAGCCCGTTATTAGGAAGAGTTACGGGAACACTCGCACCCATTTCGCAGAGGCCGACAGAGCAACATATAGATATTGTGGTAGGTACGGGGTATATAAGTTCTAAGCGCCAGTTCTGGCCTAAAAGGCGCATCATGATTCTTTTCCCAGTAATTTCACAATATCTGTGACAGGTGTTCTTATCTTGCTCAGGGGATTTGACCTATCAACAACCTCAACTTTCTTCCTGGTTGCCAGGTGAATGTATATCTTTGAGCTGTCCTGCTTTGAATGTCCGAGCAGGTCCTGGATCTTATCAAGGCTCTCATCACCTTCTGCCAGTTCAGTGCCGTAACGATGACGGAATGCATGTGGTCCTAACTCATCTGGGTTAATACCCAGCTGCTCACCGTACTTACTGATCATGTCATTCACTGATCGGTTAGATATACGACGTTGCTCACCAATATACTTATGCTCTGGCACCATCCTGTTTGTGGTAGACACAAACAACACACGATCACCATCAGGTAATGATCGATCAATTTTCTTTAAATCAGGGTGTGCCAGGTAAGCATCGATCAACAATTTAACTTCCATTGGTGCTGGCTGCAGTCTCTCCTTATCTCCCTTTTCCTTAACCTTGATCAGCAACCGAATAACACCATCAACCTCAATATATTCAAGGCTCGATTCATTCAACCCAGTGAGGCCCGAGATCCGGAAACCACAACCCAGCAGAGTACTCATCATGGCGCAATCACGAACACCTAAGAACGTTGATAAGTCAGGTGCCATCAGCAAACGTTCAGCTGTCTTTAGTGATGACACCTTAGGAATCTTGCGGCCGTAGTCTGGATACTCGAGGCCAGCAGCTGGATCGTCTGAGCGCAAGCCGTTTTTCTTCAGCCACTTATAAAACTCACGCAATGCAGCAATTAATGGCCGCCGGGCACGTGGTGTTAAACCTTGCTTAAAAGAAATTAAGCCGCTGAATAATTCAACCTGCTCGCTGGTGGCGTCGATCAAATCAACCTTAAATTCATCATTTAACCAGGCACCAAATCGAATCAGGTAATTACGATATTTATCAACAGTGGCTACCGATCGGCCCTGATTCACTTCCTTATACAAAAGCCATTTTTGAATTAGCTCATCGTTAGTCATATACGCATACCGGTTCTTGCCAATCATCACTATTAATTTTGCAGGCTTCGATCATGTCTTGTTCATTACTTTCAACCAGGTCGACTATTGTCCGTAAATCATCATGATCAAAAGTATTTACTCTTTTAATAGCGAGCTCTAATTCATTAAAACCACTCATAAACACCACCCAAAATCAACGTGAACAAAGCCCTTCAACTCACACACTCTTGCGGTGGGGGGCATATATGCCAACCTAAACGCGCGCATGCACCTTGGCGCAAAGTTAAGTGATTGAATTAAAAGATTATTTACCTTAAAAAAGCTGCGCGGAATAACACGCGCACGCAGGTCAAACACGCGCATTAAGTATTTGCTAATATACTTAACCCGCGCAATTAGAAAAGCCTTATATACCCCTATACTCTCTCTCTTATTTTCTTTTTTTTCAAAGAGATACCTATAAATATAGGGAATTGAGGCGAAAATGGAGCTCGCGCAGAAAAAGGCATAACGCGCGCATTTTGGGAGGTAAGGCGCGCATTTTTGAAGGTAAGGCGCGCACAACTTTATATACAGGATCAATAACTTACGTGTAAAAAAGGAAAAATGCGCGTGTTCTAGACGGTATGCCAGCACCCTAGTATAAAAAATACTGCGATATATTCCCTTTTCACAGTTTGTCCACGCTCGCGATAGCGAGTGCCAAAAAATCCCGCAGGGAATTCTAGGGGGGTGCGGGGGGAAGTTAAGGCATAGGGTCATGCGTGCGCTCCCTCTTTATCGTCGTCATTAGCTGGCGCTGAATCGGCAGCAGGAGCCTCTTTGTGAGTATCCATATATTCAGGTGCCGAAACATGCAAACCAAACTTGGAAAGAAGGGGTAGGCTCAACGCAACCAGGTGACATTCACGGCTCTTATTAATCACCGCATCCACTCGCGATTTATGAACCACGCCAGCATGAGCCATTTGTTTTTTAAGTACTCGGTCTGTCTTAATTGGCAAGCCG